ATTTACGACCAGCGCATCCACGAATACACAGTCACACTCAGCCTACTCAAGAACAAGAGACCAGGTGGTACGCTGGTAGACGATGTTGACTTTGAGTTAGATATCAAGACAGGTCGACTGTGGGAACTGAAGCATGGTGAACTGCCTGACCAGTATCTGCGGAGGGCGCAATGGCAACAGCCCGAGTTGGGATAACCCCATACCTAGTTGACTCATTCACCACACTCTTCCGTGGACGTGCAGACGTATACGGAGCATGGAACGGTGGCTGTGTACGCAAACCACTGACGCCCGACACGTTCATGGGTCACCTACAAGGTGATGAACTAATAGGTGTCTACCCACTGGTGCCATACAAAGCCAGTTGGTTCTGCGTGTGGGGATGCACAGACATCGACGTTGACGACCTAGACGCTGCACGCAATCTGCAGATGGCATTCGCCGTCAAAGATATCAAAGCATGGGTTGAGAAGACACGCAAGGGATATCACATTTGGGTATTCGCAGACAGCTTAGTGCCAGCTGCGACAATGCGCAGAGCATTCCTAGCAGCCCACCAAGCAATCAACTATCCAGCAAAAGAAGTAAACCCAAAGCAGGAGTCCGCCGGAACTGGATACGGCAACTACGTACGCCTGCCTTACCCAAACGCATACGAAGGAAGATTAGATGAACGAATCATACTGGACGAAGAGGACAAACCAATGGGGTTGCACAGTTTCCTGTCCGAAGCACTGCAACACAGAACAACCATATCGCACCTCGAAGGAATCGCCTCCTTATACAGAGCCCCACAAAGGATACACGCCGTACAAGAAGAAGCCAACGGAGACGTCCGCACCCTACTCAGGAAAGCTGGTGCCGTCCCCTACGTCATCTGGAGAGACGGACCACTTGAAGGAACAGACCGTTCTTCGACTCTCTTTAGACTTGCATGTAAACTCAGAGACAACGAAGTCACTGCTGGAGAAGCTCTTGCAATTCTTAGGTCAGCAGACGGACGTTGGGGTAAGTTCTATCTCCGCTCAGACGGTGAACAAGAACTAATCAAAATCATCGAACGGTCATACAACATTATTTACGGAGCACAACCTAATGAATAGGAAACACACCCAAACCTTTAGGTTCAAACCGAAAGTAAAACAACGACCAAGACTTGGCAGGCGAGGACGGGTGTTTACACCCATCCAAACCTTGGAGTTTGAACGACTAGTGAACGAGGCGTACAACGGTTTCTGCGCAGAGAAACCAGTCGCCTTGTCCATCAGTCTATACAAGGATAAGTTTACGGTGACCGTCACAGAGTATGATACACTTGAGCCTAGCCCACTACGGGGCGACATTGACAACTATGCGAAGTCAATCCTAGACGGGCTTAACGGTGTGGCGTACACAGACGACAAGCTTGTATATAAATTACAGGTAACCAAACGATGACAAAGAACTCAGACTGGGATATCCCAGCAAGCAAATTTAACTTTCAAAAGGATTTAGCATATGGCCAACAAGGAGAAAAACTCGTACAATCGTTTCTTGACTCGCTCAGCGACGGAGCGTTTGAAGTCAAAACAGACCGCTACAGGAATGGCAGGATGGCAGTCGAGGTTGAACAAAACCCTTTCCGCAAAACAGACGAAGAAGGAAACCAAGTTTGGAACCCCTCCGGAATAAATGTAACTAAAGCAAAATGGTGGGTATATGTATACACATTAGATGGTACGGGCGGTGCATTCATTGTCGTATCAGTGAAGCGACTCAAGAAGTACATCCGCAAAAACAAAAAGAACCTGAAGATGATGGACTTTGCACGACGCTCAAGCAACCCAGCACGAGGATGGATTATAGAACCCGACCAAGTGATGAGCATGATGTATAGCGAACTATATGATGAATGAGTTCAGACCAGCAAGAACAACAGCCGACCGCAGTCCCGACACGGACATGGAAGCGCTAATGCAAACCAAACCATTTGAAGAACCACCAACTTCAAACGAGGAACTACTGGTGCTACGGGAAGCCGTAGCGTCAATAGTGGACGACTTAGAACCACGAGACCTGTGGATAATCAACGCATGTATAAGCGAAGGCAAATCTTTACAGAAGATTGCCGACGAGTTAAGCATGACCAAAACACACGTATGGCGCCTGCGTAATCAGGCGTTCGAAAAATTAAAGGTAGCGATGTCAACAGACACAACAATCCGTAAAGCAATCCGACTAGCAGACACATGGGACCAATCAGCCATGCAGTGGGTGATGTACCTAGCAGGAATGTCAGACTCAGAACGTCTCGACATTGAACGCCTACGTTCCTCCATTACAGCCCTAGAAGCCGTGTACGGCGCCGAAAGACAAACCACTGGCACACAGAACACCTTTACCAATATCGCCGTCACAGCAATCAACGAGATGCGCATGATGGAGATTTGGGACACAGGCGAAATGGTATCCACCCTATGCCGTAAGCAACACGACTATGGTCATGGCAATATTAACCGCTTCGGGATGTACGGGGTCATCGTTCGCCTCAGCGACAAGATTGAACGACTAGAAAACTTAAAAAATAAAAACACAAAAGCATTCCACGAGTCAACCAATGATACACTTATGGATATCGTTGGATACTGCGTGATTGCTCTAATGATATTAGACGATACTTTCAATCTTGAATTAGGAGACTACGATGGAAACACCGGAACCCACGAATAACACCGAACAATCAATCGACCAATACTGGGTCGTATCAAACATCTTTGCTTTGATTGCATTCCTTGAAGATAAGTTCGGACCAACATCTGTAGAACAGATTGTTGCAGCAGCCACAACCATCGAAGAAGCAATGCGTAAGGAGTCTCAAGGTACCGAATGATACGCACTCAGTTCACGGTCGCCTTTCACACACCGATAAGCGTCCAAGAACTGTACGAAGTCCTAGCCCAACACTACGGACTGCAACACGCAGAGTTGGGTCAGGGTCTTCTAGTTAACGGATTACCGCAAGATTGGATTGTGATAGCTAATGAGCGACAAAGACGATTGGATTAAAAACTTTCTACCACCCGAAGACGTAGCGGATATTGAATCCAAAGCCAAACGGATTGTAGAACAACACGGAACCTTCTACGAGATGAGCGTCATGATGTCACAAGAAGACATGATAGAAGCAGTACGTGCAGGCTACGGCATGCGACTAGCAGACCGAGACTCATGGCTCGTAGGAATCGGAGTATTAATGAGTCTGCTAGGAACTATGGAAGCAGCCTTAAAGAATGACAAGATAAATATTTGGGAAGAATAAGAAAAGCCACCCTTCGGGGTGGCCTTTCGTCATTTACCTTTGTATTTCGAAAAGTTTTCAAGATGGTCGGCCATATCTTGTTGTTCTTGTTTTAACATTTTATTACCCCATTCTTCAATTATAGATTTATTAATTTTATTTGAGTTTGGATTTTTAGAATTAAATTTTAACATAGCATCAGCCAATTTTTTAGATGAGATAAATCGACGACCACCATCTTGCCCTAATTTTATTTCTTTTAAAACTTTCAATGGTTTTTTTGTATACATTTGACCATCAAGGTCAATTCCCCCACTAGCTTTAGCTTCGTCAAACAAATAGGCTAATTTTTGTCGAAGACTTTCTTCACCTACATACATATCATTTGCATCTGTAAATGCGCCTTTTTTAGGAGCACGAACAAGATATGCAGACATAGAACTATTTTTACCACGACCAAAAGCATCAAGATATGATTTCATTTGTCTGAGTTTTATGTCAGTAGTATTGTCCATGTTAAAGAAATAGTTAGCACCCTCTTGGTTGTCGTACCAGTTTGGTTTTGCAATTCCAGCTTTTATTCCTTCAGCAATATCAATTTTCTTTAGTCCTGGTGTTGGTGACATGTGAACGCCATATATGTTATTTCTAGATGGACGAAAATCATTTATTATATCAATAGTTTTACCAAGAATACTAGGACCCTTTGCATACACACGGGGGTCTTTGGCAAGACTGTTTGCAGCTCCACCCGACAGGTAACCAGTCAACGCCAACAAAGCAAGCCCCTTGTCCATTGTGCTTGAGTTTGGTTTAGCACCACGGTACCCTTGTGCAAGACCACTAAACTCGGACAGCATTTTACCCGGGTCAATAATACCCTGCTTAACATTCTGATTAACAGATTGAATGTTTGTTAACGGTGCGTCACCATTAACAACGTTAACAGCATTAGCTCCGTTATCTACAAGGTTTCTAACCCAATCCGCTAAATCATCAAGTCCAAAAGCCATGACTCAAATCACGCATCAACCTTCTGCCAATGCCACGCTTCAAACTCAGGATTCTTCTTACCATTCGGCAACGTAGGTTTGCCCTGCAAATAAAAACCGTACGTCGGAGCGTGCATGTCCAGCCATGCGTACACCTTAGGGTTCGTCACATCAAGGTCAATCGCTAAACCATAGCCATGATTAGAAGCACCAGGAGTCGCAGCTGGCGACATCCCCTTGCGTAGGTACCACACACGACCATCAAACTTACGAGTCACCTGCGGAACACGACCCTCGTCCTTCAGGCTGTATCTGCTAATAAACAAATCATACTGCTTCTCATACGAACGATAAGAACCAATAGACTTAAGCTTGATGCCACACGACAAAGCGTGCTTATACATCTCGTTAAATGACTTAGCAGCCGGACGGTACAGCCATCCACCAGCCTTGCACTTGCCCATCAAACCAGCGGGGAGCTTCCCGCTAGGGATGCGACCCAGCGCCTCAGGCACAACCAGTCGTTTTGTTGGATATGTTAACTTAGCCATTAAGACCCCTCGTCCTTCTTTGTAGTTGTTGAAGTTCAATCAATCGTCGCTGAAGTTCGTTGTTACGCTTCTCATCAGTCATACCTCGGACTGGAATACCAAGGTATCTTGCCAAACCAAGTTGGTCCGAACCAGCACTCATGTCTGTGATGCGGTCAATCTGCCCAAGCATTGGCAACAAGTTCTGCGCCGAGTAACTCATTGCGCTTTGCTGGCCAGGCTCACTGCCAAACTCACGACCAGTGAAGAACGTTTTACCTGCAGCTAGTTCCAAAGGAACACGCAAGCCAGGGTTGACCATTGACAAAGCCTTGCGTGGGTTATTGGCAAGATTGATTGTTTCTTGTGCAGCCATGAACGGAAGGTCAGGAGCAAGGAACGTACCCTTGCCAATCTGGATAGGATTCTTGTCCCTCAGGTACGGAGGCAACTGCTCGTCCTCTTCGGTGCTAAAGTTGTTCACGAAACGCTGATACACAACATACGGCTTAGGATTAGTCCACTGTGTTGTAATCTGCACCGGCAGGTTACGGCTCATCCAAGTCCAAAACGGAAGGATATTGCGAACCGATTCATCTAGCAACGTTGGGTTGTTGTAGTCAACCAAGAAACGGCTAGTACGGTTAAATGCTTCATTGAAAGTATCTCCCTTGACAGCGGAGTCAAACGCCAACATGAAACGAGCAGAACCCTCAACACGCTGACCAAAGCTACGTGAAGCACGAGTAGCAGCATTATCTGTCAAAAGATTCTTGCCCATAGTAACAAACTCAGCAAAAGCATCATCAGTCTTACCGCCACCCAAAGCAAGCGCAACCTCGCCAGCAATACGTGCCTGCATCTCCATCCCAGCAGGTACAGCACCGCTAGACAACCAAGTCTCCAGCGTTCCTCCATCTCTGACGTGCTCGCCAAGAGAGCGCCACAACTTCAAACCAGCCCTCATGTTCTTTACTTCAGCACCAGCAGCAAACAACTGGAAGGTGTTGCTGATGGAGTTACGCACATGGAAACCAGGGCTAAGAGTAGCATAAGCTTTAAAGAAACCAGTGTACGAACTCATGAAGCCACCAAGCTCACGAAGAATAGCACCATCATTAATACGTTCAAGGTTATTCATGATTTCATTTAAAGGTGCACTAACAGAATAGCTAGGCATGTTGAAGTCATCAGCAATAGTGCGTCCCTGTGTTTCAAGAATCGCATTCGCCGCATCACGGAACTTCTTAGAAGCAGGGTCCAACACCTTCTCGACATACGTGCCAGCCTGCGCAGTATCCAAAGCAGAACGAGCAGCAGCAACACGGCTCTCCTGCAAAGTAAACCTACCCTCAGCAGCAAACGCACTCAAGAACGCATTCCAAATGCGAGCCTCGCCCGGGTCTGTAAGGTCAGCCTGTGCCAACGCACGCAACGCAGAACGATTGCCGTTAATCCAATCAAGATGAACCTGCATCCACTTAGCACGAGTAGCAGGCTTCTTAGAAGCATTCAACGCTGCTGTGTCAGCCTTAGTCGGCATGTTCTGAACAACACGCTCCATCAAAGCAGAACGCTTACGCAGATTAGAAATCAAAGTCTCCATCCGCATCATGCCATCCTGACTCAACTCAATAGATGGGTCGAAATCATCAAGAACTGCACGAAGTTCGGCAGCAAACTCAAACATATCAAGGCGGTCCTTGGTTTGTTCATTAAGAGCTTTTACAACGTCCTCAGACATTGATTGACGCTCGACAGCCACAGCTTGACGAACAGTGTTGATATTGTCAGCCAATGTCCTAGCCTCGTCAGACCACTGAGCCATAATGTTGTATACTTCGTTGCTTCTAGCAAAAGAAGGATTAACAACCCCAGCTTCAAACATGTCAGCAGATTCACGCATCAAAACATTCTGCATACCAAACAAAGCAATAGACGCACGAGTCGCCTCGTTAGCTTCATTAAACATAACGACATTACCTGGCTTCTTCAAGTCAAAGAATATATCACCACGTTGCCTTGCTCTCTTTGCATACTTAGCAGGGTCAGCCAACATATCAGCAACAGAAGGAACACTATAAACCTTACCGTTAAGAGTGTAGTTAATCTCTGTGTTCGTAGACCAAAACGGAGTCTTAGTATCAAACTCGGCACCAGCTGCCTTAGCAGCACGAAGCTCCGTATTGCGCATCTCAATAACAGCCTTACGGAAAGAATCCTGAACATCATCAACAGCAACACGGGTACGGTCGGCAGCCTTACGTGCCTCAGCAGAAGCCTTAGCAGACATACGTGCATACTTCTCAAAGTCATCATAAGCAGTCAAGGCAGCAGCACGAACAAGTTCCTCACGCTGCTCAAGAACAGCATGAGACTTATTACTACGCCACATAGCCTGTAGGGAGTTGCGACGCTTCTGCATACCATTCTCGACAATACCCCAAGCCTGAGGAACAGAATTGATAGAATCATCCCCACGCTTTAAAACATTAAAGTAATACGACAACGTTGTGTTCGCATATGCACGCTTAACCTGACCACCAGCATCAGGAATAACACTGTATGGAAGAGCCTTTGTCCAGTCTTCATCTATAAGAATGTTATTAGCCCCCAGTGTGCGTGCACCAAGCTGGTCTGCAACGTCCTGCCATTGGTTCATCCAGTGAACACCGCCATCTTGCGGTGTTGACTCTTGAAGCTGCTTAACAAGAATACGAACTTTTTCAAGAGCAGAGTTACGAACAACTTTCATGTTGCGTTCAATCTCAAGCTCTGAAGCTTTAATCTTACCATCAAGTTCAGCAAGACGCTTCTCTAGCCTGCGAATGTAAGACTTCTTTGCAGGGTCCCAAGTGCTTGCTTGATTGTCAACAGCTTTATTTAAAAGACCACGAACATTATTGCGTTCCTTGATTAACGCACGTGTGGTGCGTCCTGTTTCTGCAAGGCCAGCCTGGTTGTACGGTGGAATATAAAGAGAGTCCCATTCTGCTTGTGTAAACTTAATAGTAGAACCATCAGGCATTTTAGCAAATACAGGAACGACATCAAAACCAAGAGATTCACGAGTAGAGGCAACAACACGAGACTCAGCAGAATCCATTAATCCTTGAAGCCTTATGCGCTCGCTTCTAAACTTGCCCTGCTCTACGCTTGCCCACTGGTCAAGCTTTATTTGTGCAGCACGCCTGTGCTCAGCACTCTTGTACATAATTTTTCCGTCACGCTGAACAGTATATGGTTCAACAACTTTGGCCCTACTTGCGGCTTCCTGCTTGGCGAGTTCATCAAGTTGAGACTGAACATTAGCTCTTACAGCTTCGACACTGCCTGAAGTTTCAGGGATAAAATCATCAGCGAACTTTTCAACACGTGTAGTTCCAACAACAATACCTTCATCAAACTGTGCAAAGTTAACACCAGCAACAGAGTCCAAGAAAGAAACCATCTCCTGGTCCTTGATAGCATTAGCGTACTCTACAGAAGCATCAAAACGCTCAACAGCCAAAACTTGCTCACGCTCTTTAATCATCTGCTTGGTGAAACCAAGCTCCTTAAGTTCGTCAACAGTCAAATTAGGATTAGAGTATGCATCAGCAATCTCACGTGCGGCAGTAGCAAGTTCAGCAGCCTCTGCTGCCTGCTTTTCGCTACGCTCAACAACTTTTGCTCCACCCTTGTATGCTTGACGATAGTTTGTACCAACAGCATCAAGCATTGAACCACGAATAAAAGGATTCTCTTCAGAAAGAACAGTAACACCATCAAGCCTGTTGGCAAGCTCAATCATCTGAACAGCATAACCCGAAGGAGTATCAGCAGAACCATCAAGAGTAGCAAAAAAAGACTCAACATCAATGTATCCGTCTTTCATACGACGGAAGAAAATCTCGCTACCCTGATAAGAGTTACGCATCTGCGCAATAGCGCCAGGTGCGACAGTCTCACCAGTAGAAGTATCAATAGTCTTAAGCATAGAGTTGAACCAACGATAGATATCAAGTTCCGAAGCATCACGACTTAAAGGAGTACGCAAATTACGCAACGTGGCTTTACTAACAGCCCTAGTAGAAATTTCCTGGTTCCTGGTAAGTTCCTTCAAAAGATTCGTAGCAGGACCCTTGTCTGCACGAATAGTAGGGTCAACACTCTTTGCCCAAGGAATCACATAATTACGAACATACTCATCAAGACGCAACTTAGCAGCCTGCTTGTCAGCCTCTGTGCCTGCATTTCTAACAGCAGACTCCAAAGTCTTAAGGTCAAGACGCATGTCAGCCTTGTCAACCATACGGCCCATCGTAGGACCAAGTAGCTCACGCATAATCTCAGCATCATCACCGGACATAACACCATCAAGAAGTTCCCTGAACAACCTAGAAACAGGAATCTGCTCCTCAGCTGGAAGACGCTTCATCTCTTGAAGCTTCTTCGTAAAGTCAGCATAAAACTCTGTAAACTTTTCCTCGCCAGCAACAATACGACGAACCTTGTCTGAATACTGAGAGCCATACTGGTCAGCAACAGTACGCATAATCCCACGCCACATATCCTCGGTAGGAACAAGACCATGAGGAGCCAACACACCAGAGATAGCCTCAAACTTTTGAACAGCATCTGAAACAGCCTGATAATGAACAAGACTCTCAGACAAATTAGCACGAGCAGTATCAGCAGTGCGAAGCTTTTCCGTAGCGCCACGACTATACTGAGGAACACGAGCCTCTGTATCCGCTACCTTACGTGCCTGACGAACCTTAGACTCATAGTTGGAAACAAAAGTTTCACGAGTAGTCCGTGTAGCACCACGGCTACCCTGACCCGACAAAAGGTTGGCACTAATTACATCTTCAATCTCTACAGTATCCTCATAGTAGGACTTACGAAGGAGGTCAGCACGCTTCTTAACATGCTCTATAACTTCACCCAAAGTAACAACATCGTCAGTCTGCTTACCCAGCATTGTATCCGCATTATCAATATACTCATACAGCCAAGGAAGACGTGAAGCCTTAGAAGCACCGTCAGAGATTCCCTGCTCTAAAGCAGGAATCAAAGCATCAGTAAACTCGACATCAGCCCAACCCTCACCAAACTGTGCAGAGAAACCATCATCAACAAAACGAGCAACGCCATCCAACTCGTCCAAGTCGTTCTTCATCGTAACAGCAGCCTCATAATCAGCACCCCAACGAGTCCTAAGATTGTCCAACTGAACTTCTAGATTCTTGCTTGACTTCCCACGTGCAATACGTGCAGCCTCATCAAACTCCGCTTCCTTAAGCATGTTCTTAAGGTCCTCATGGAAACGACGCACAAATCTAGGAAGGTCCTCAACCTTTGTTGCCTGATGGAGGCGAATGTCACGACCAATAGCATAAGCAGCAGCAGCACGAAGGTCGGCAATATTTGTATCAGGAGAAGCAGCACTTAAAATAATATTAAAAAACTTCTCTTCAGTCATATCCGAAACAGCAGTAGGCTTTATACCTGCCTGCCCAGCACCAGCAATCTCATCCCAAAAAGACTTGTAAAAATCTGCTACAGCATCATTGGGTTTAGCAGGGTTTAAAGAATCACGCAAGAAATCTTTAAGCTTACCTGAAACACCAACAGCCCTGGCCCTGGCTGTCTGAGCCTTGGCGCCAGTTGATGTTCTGCGTAAAGCAAGAATGTCAACAATGTCTTTAATAACCTTTTGAGCAGCCGTACCACCAACACGAGGTGAACGACCAGCAACAATAGAATCCCAAGAACCCTCAATAACGTTAGACAACTCCATTGCTGACTTAACGGACTCTTGCGCTTCCTTCATTGCCTGATGAGCAGCCTTAGCACCCTCCTCAATTTGACGCAAAGCATCTTCAGTCGCACCAGCATCGTATCCTGCCTTCATCGACTGTGCATGTAAGTCACTAATGATTACATTAAAATCATTCAAGTCATTAACCATTTGGTCAAACTGTCCAAGAACAGGACGCAACATAACAGGGAAATCATCACTGAGCGCATACAAAGGAATATCTGTCTCTTTGCCCCACAACTGAACAAGACGCTGGCGAAGACCAGCAATAAACTCAGACTTACGAGCAACATCATCCATCATGTCATAAAGATATTTGCTCATATCCTGAACTAAACGCTCACCAGTAGCAAGACCCTGGGTAACACGAACCTGTTCAGCACGGACATTATCAACAAGGTCAGTAACGGCCTGACGGAAATCCTGCTCAACACCAACCATCATATTGTTTTGTTCATCCAAGAAAGCACGAGCAGAAGCAATGTCATCTTCATCAATCTCAAGCTCACGAATACGTTGCTCCTCGATGCGCCTAAAGAAACCAGTCTCCTTCAAATCGGCGTTACGCTGAATAATACCAAGTTCGTCAGCAGTATCGGAGATGTATTTGCGCATAACATCAACAACGTCTGTTTCAAAGAAATCAAAATCAATCTTGCCGTGAATACGAGCAAGTTGATTCAAACGCTCCGTAGTCATATCTCCTTCTTGAAGAATATAACCAAACCACTTTTTACCCGGACGTAAAGAACGAGGGGTGAAAGCACCAGGCAAAGCGAAAGGGTCATCCATATAGACAGCACGTACATCGGCTGCGTTTGCATCATCTGAATCTAGCCACTTTTGCGCATCATCACTGCGAACTCTAGGGAAATAGTTTTCCGTTTTCCCAATCTCTGCTGCTTCGTCAACGTTCTTCCACGCAGTAGAAACCTTATCAAACTGCTCGTCAAGGAAAGCCTTCCAAACAGCATAAGCCTGCTTCTCAGGCTCGCTAGCAGTAGCAAGTCTAGTCGGGTCCTCAATAAACTTATATACAGTCTTGCGGTAGGAATCAAGGTTTGCTTCTTCAGATTTAAGAATACCCATCAACTGCTGTTCAAGCGTCTGCTGTGCAGAAGCACGAGCAAGACGTTGCTTGGGAACAATCTGGAACAACTTCAAGGCATCAGCAGCGTCTTCAGGGTTTAAAGTTCCACGAGAAACACCAATACGCATAGCCAAGAAATCTTTAGGCATAGTCATCTTCTGCATGTACTTGCCCAAGCGTGTATTTGTTATGCCAAGACGAGCACGAGAAAGAGCAGACTCACTAAGTTCACCAATAGTTCCACTGAGAGGAACACGCCAACCCATGCCGTCTTTTCCTACCCTAACACGCTTACCAAAGAAGTAAACACCAAACTTGTTAGCACCAACCCGCTCAAGAACTTCGGGATTGTTGCGCAAAGCAACACGACCACGACGAGCGACGTCAGCAGCAAGCGCAGCGTCGCCGGTATTCTCCAAAACCTTAGCAGCAAGAGTTGTTCTTTGAGCATAGTTACCGAGCTTGGCAGAGCCGGTAACACCCTTAAGACCAGCAGACGCACCGAAAGTTGCGTATGTTAAAGGGTCAAGAGCAACGTCACCAACAAAGCCGATAGCTCTATCTAACCAAATATTGCCAGTATTAATCTTGAATGCTTTACCAAAACCAAACTGTGAATCCTTAACTTGCTTACCAAAATCACCAAAGCTAGCTTTTGTTTTATCGTTGCCATCAAAAGCGTCGGTCAATTCACGAGCAGCAGAAACAACAGCACGACCAGGAATAGCGAAAGCTTCAAGACCCTTAAGAGCCACCTTGGTTACAGGGTTACCAAGAACATTACCAAGGAAGCCACTTGGCTTTGCTGAACCTGAACCACTAGCAATACGTTCAATCTCGGCACGAAGCTGAGGATTCTGAATAGCAAACTTATTGGCTGCACGACCAAGCTGAATAGACTCTGTGGACCTAGTAGGAGAAGTAGGATTCAGAGACCCACCAGGGGTCGGTCCAGCGGGTCTAACCTGCCCAAGGCGGGCAGTGATAGCCCGTACGTCAGTATACGGATTAGCCATACACTATATACAAATCGTTACTTAGTGCCAGCAATGAACTTCAGAAGAGCTGAAGTTTGGTCCGTAAACGGCGTACGACCCTGTTGCTGTGCTCGCATAAGAGCACCCTCACGGACAGCCTGTGCACGCATAAGGTCAGCATTAACCTGAGTATTGACATCAGCCACTCCAGCCTGAGCCCTAGACAAAGCATCCAATTCTTCTCTTGAAGGACGTGAACCCTTTTTCTTGTTTGACTTTCCTGCAACAGGACCAATACGGGCTGTGTTGTATTCTGCACCTTCGCCAATACGAGCTGTGTTAAAGTTTGGAGCTTTACCGTTTTCGTCAAGCCCGATACGAGCCGTATTAATATCTGCACCCTGACCGCTCTCGTCAAGTCCAATACGAGCCGTATTATACTTTGCGCCCTTACCAATCTGAGCTACAGTTCCTGGTGCTGCTCCCATAGGGAACCAATCAGGAACATCGACAGTCTCGGGGCTGTATTTGCTCATGTTGTTTCGGGCAACACCCAAACGCCAATTAGCCATCTCTTCACCCTTTTTAGATTTTCTTGCCATTTTAAGATACTTCTCAAAATCTAAAGATTGAGAAGCATCCAAAGGAACATCATCAAGACCATAAATATCATTAGGATTACGAAGACCAGCCTTAGCAAACACATTGGAGCCTTTTTTGCCACCTTCTTTAGCCATCTCTTTACCCATAGAAATAAGCTGTTCATCCGTATATCCGGAATCCTTAATCACGTCAGAATCTAAAGCATTAATCTGTGCCTCAATCTGATATGGGTTCATCCCTTGGTCAACATAATCCATAACAGCTTTAACAGCAGCAGGAGTTGTTTCGTCACTAGCAAAAGAACCATATAAACTTCCGCCACCACTCATACCCTGGCCTGACCCATAGTAAGGGTCAAGAGCGCCAGCAATAGCCAATAAAATAGGATTATCAAGATTACCCATAATGGAACTAACATTTTTGTTTCCACCTTTGGCTGAGTTCATCAGCAAAGCCAGCAACTGTTGTGTCTGTGTGTCCATAATTACCTCTGAACTTTCATAGCTTCAAGAATCATCTGCAATACCTGATTACGATTAGCAGGATTCTTACCCAACAAAGACTTACCAGCACCCAAAACACTGCCCTGAAGTTGATTCAACAAATCAGCACGTTGCTGACCAACATCAGCAATAGAGCCAGTCTGATTAGCCCCATAAATCTTAGCCATAATATTTGCCTGATTTTTAAACGCATCAGCCTGTCCAGTATTCTGTGCATTAATAGCAGCAGCATACTGTTGAAGCGGGTCCTGAGAAACCCCCTGAGATTGAAGCAACTGCGCAAGCTCGGGAGTAGTAGAAGTATTCTGTGCTTGAAAGTTAGCGTAAGGATTTGTCTGTGCACCAAGAGTTTTATTTAAAGCATCCATTGACTCATTAATATTACCAGCAGCATAATCACCAAGACCAGCCAAAGCCTTGAGTAAATTGGCGTATGGGTCGCCACCACCACCGCCACCTTTTGCAGCAGCATCAGCAGCTGCTTTCTTACGGATAGCATCAAGTTCGGTAACATCAGGAACCCTGGGAGCAGCACCAAGACCAATAATTTTTCTAGCAGTATTCTGTGGTGCGCCCTGCAAATTTCGTGGGGCATCCTTAGATGAAATCATATCAGGATTAGTAGCACTTGTTGGTCTCATGGCGGTGTTTACGTTTGCACCTTGACCAATACGAGCTGTGTTAAGGTTTGCACCTTTACCAACTTGAGCCGTATTATAACTTGCACCCTGTCCAATACGAGCAGTGTTTATATCACCAGGAAGTTTTTCACCCTCATAAATAGGATTACCTAAAGCATCACGACCAATAATTTTCTTTGCAGCCATTTTAATCTCCTAACTTAAAAACGGCTTAAACGCCGATAACGTTGCAGCAGCCCGAGCAATACTCGCCTGCTTCTCTGCCTCTAACTCTGCAATTTGCTGGTCGTACTCAGCCTTGGTTTGTGCCTGCTCAAACTTAGCCTGCTGTGCACCCATATCCATTTCACTGTTCAGGTCAGCCAAATCCCTAAAGTTCTGCTGAGCAAAATCAGTCAAACCCTTCTGATAAATACCCGACTGAACACCAGGACCAGCCAAACCACGCTTAGTAAACGAACCAACCACCTGCGGTGCTTGCTTCTCATACTGCTGTTGAATATCAAACTTCTTGCGGGCACCACGTTGCTGAGACAAAAACTGGGCATACGTATTAGCAGCAGTCTTCGAAGCGTAGCCAGCCCCAGCTGCTCGCTTCTTCTGATTGTATCCCATGTAGTCAAAACCTGCCATATTAAACCTCTGTTTCGTCACCTAATGCATCAGCGTCTAGTGAAATAGGAAATAAATTATCATCAAAACTTAATTTAATAACAGGTAGTGATAGATACTCAGCGTATTCTTCATCCGTCATCTCACGAATTTTATCGTCATCAATCTGAATAAGTGGTTTGCTCATTATGTCCTACTTTCTGTAGCCGTAAACATGAATAGTTCCGCCTGTGAAAGTGCTGGAGGGAGAAATGAGTGTGAATTGAGTGAGAGATGAGTTTTGAGCATAAACACCGCTACCAGTGCCGACATAAGAAGCCCCCGTGAATGTGCCAGAGAAGTTAGTCCATTTGGCGAGGTATGGGTCAAGGATGTCTAGGACTAGGGACTGTGCGCCTGAAATACTTGACAAGCCGAAGTAGGCAAATGTCTGAGCGTTGGTAAACAATGAACCTGGCGAGTACAACCATGACCCGTATGTCATGTATGAATAATGTTGAGCGACAGCGGCGAACTGAAGTTGAAGTGCCAAGTCATTATGAGAGTTGATGCCGCCTGTGTATATCACACGGTAATTGTCGTAATCAGCAGAAAATGCGTTTGTAACGGTCACGCTTCCAACGCCTGTGCCAACTGTTTGAGTTTTAATCAAAACTAAACCACCAACAGAAGATGGATTGGACCATTGTGTGTTGTAATTAGTGCTGTCAACTTTAGTTAATACTTGACCTGCTGTACCACCTGCTGCTACGCCAGGACCAGTAGCACCTGTTGCGCCAGTAGCGCCTGTTGTTCCCTGTGGACCTTGAGGACCAGTCAAACCAATTGGGCCCTGAGGTCCAGTCGGACCAGTCGGACCAGTAGCACCCGTAGGACCAATCGGACCCGTAAGACCAACCTCCCCCTGAATGCCCTGAGGCCCCTGAACACCCTGAGGACCTTGAGCACCAGTAGCACCCGTTGCGCCAGTTGGTCCAGCAGGCCCCTGAATACCAACAGCACCATTAAGGTTTACATTCCAAAAAGAAAATGTTCCGCTACCACTTTTATGTTGTATATCCAAAACAAGAGCACCAGTTGTACCATTATAAGAAACAACTTCACCATGCATATGATTATCTAAACTATTAGCAACAAGAACAGTTTGTGCCTGCGAATAATCCAACTGCAAATCAACAGTATAAAGAGTTATTGTCCCATTAGAAACAATGGTTAAAGTAGTAGTTGATGTCGTATGATAACGGTCACCATCCGCACCATTAGTGCCCGTCAAACCAGTAGGACCAGTAGGACCTTGAGGACCAGTAGGACCTTGAGGACCAGTAGGACCTTGAGGTCCATTTTCTCCAATAGGACCCTGCGGTCCAGTAGGACCAGTAGCCCCAGTAGCCCCAATAGGGCCTGTAAGCCCGATAGGACCCTGTGGACCAGTGTCACCCGTGTCGCCTTTAACTCCCTGAATACCTTGAGGCCCAGTCGCCCCAGTAGCGCCTGTAAGCCCCGTAGGACCAATTGGACCAGTGTCTCCTGTATCACCCTTAAGGCCCTGAGGACCAGTGGCTCCAGTGGCTCCAGTGGCCCCAGTGGCTCCTGTGGGCCCTGTAGCACCCGTTAAACCAATAGGACCTTGTGGACCTGTGGCGCCTGTTAAGCCAATAGGACCCTGAATACCCTGCGCACCTGTTGCGCCAGTAGCGCCAACAGGACCCTGAGTACCACTAGAATAAGGAAGAGTATTCCAAGTGTTAACACCATTGCCAACCTTGAACTTACCAGTGTCATACTCATAACCAGGTTCACCCTGGGCAAGCACAGGATTAACGCTAGTCCACTGAGCAGCAGTACCACGACGATATTGGATTTGAACAGCCATTAGATATTCCCCGAATCAATCAAAGGCAAACCACCATACACAGAATCAGGTTGCCCACCATCAAGATTTAACGTCGAAAAACCACTAGGACCCTGTGGACCAGTAGCACCAGTAGCGCCCGTAGCACCCGTGTCACCCTTAGGAAGAGTCAAGTTTAAAACCTGGTTTGGGAATGTTCCCGTAATACTGGCAGCTGCGACACCCTGAGATACAGAACCAATAGTTAAATCATAATAGTTACTAGAAATAGTTGCTTGAACACCCTTCAGATATTCCTTTAGTGAAGTAAAGATGTGTTGCAATGTGCGTGCGTCACCGCTACGTAGGGTCTCCAAAAGAGGAGCAGTCCAAATCTGCTCCGGTGGATTATTACGTGGCGTCTCAACAGCCATTAAACAGTCCAAATCCTAACAATAGCATAGTTACCACCAGCAGCATTATTAGAAACAGTAGCTACAACAGTAATGTCTGTCGCATTATGAGCACCACTTTGAAGGCCAAGGCCAGCAATATAAGCAGAAGAACCATAAGCATTCAAACCACCAAGACATGTTACAGAAACAACATCATTATATGTTTTACCACCAGTAAGAGTTAATTTCTTTTCTCCAGTTGTCCAACCAAAACCAAAACCCAAATCACTAAGACCGGTAAGAGTATGGTCTTGAAATTTAAGAGTAGTAACACCAGCAGCAAGCTTCTCACTAGTTACAGCACCATTAGCAATTTCTGTAGTACCAACAGCATTGTTGGCAATTTTAGCTGAAGTAACAGCATCATCAGCAATAGCGTTGGTCTGTGCCTTTACAGAACCATCCGTACGTACAACATCAGTATTCGTCCAAGCTACAATAGCCTGAAAGTTGCCATTAACCTGATTAGCATCAGCAGTAGAGTTATTGCTAAAAGAAGTTGGAATATTTAAAGCAGCCATTATTTAGTTACCTTTCTAGGATTATATTTCATAGTCAAACTATTGATACCCCACTTAGCACCAACAGAACCTGAAAACTCTACCTGAATAGCACGAGCCAAACCAATAGAACGAGCATTAACAATCTGAGAACCAAAGTTACTAGCACCCCACGAAGCCTCGCCCCATTTACTAACACCCCACAACATGCCCGAACCAGCATTAGGAATATCAATAGAATAAGTCTTGGTGGTTGTAGACTCTTCGTAATCAGCATAAATATCAAACTTTAAAGTGCTGTTTGTTTGTGCCTGCTTAATAACAATGTCGGGGCGACGCCACATTTTCTTCTGACTATAAGAACCAGCATCCATCCAGCGAGTACGATAACGGCTGGTAAACTGCTGTTCAGTACCAGTGATGTTATCGTATGAGTTGGCGTACTCATCAACACTAAGAACATAAGGTAACGTTGCATGAGCAGCAAGATGTCGAGTTTGACCCGACTCTAAAATAAACGTACAACCACCAGCAAAACCCTTTGAGTCACCAGTGCTAAACATAAGCCAAGCACCACGTTGAGAAACACTAGGGTCATAAATAAAAGAAACAGTAGGATTAGAAACAGTACCAGTTTCGCTGTACGGCACAGAAACCCAAATACGACGATTAATGTAGTTTACATAAACCTCGTCAATAGCGCCAGCATTAATATGTCCAGCAATAATAGCTGGGCGGATAGGTTCAAAAACATCAACAATATTGTTTCCGTTGTACAACATTAAACCATCAGGATACGAAAAGAAATAAACACCACGTTCAGTAGTGCAAACCGCATGTGGCGTTGCAGCGCCAACATTGCGGGAAAGTTCAACAACCTGGAAGGTGTCAGAGTCGTAACCAAAAATAGCAAACACAGAGTTGTGCTTAAATACCACAAGGTGTCCACCAAATGAAGCTAAACCAGTAATGTCCTGCCCACCATCGTTGATGTCGATATAATCCTGCTCAGCCCAGTTAGTAGGGTTGTTAGGATGTGACCAGCGAATACGGTTAAAACGGTTGACACCGTTCTCGATTGTGTTCGCAACAAACACTTTACCGGCGTGTGTAATAGCATGTTCAGCTTTAGGAAAATATTCAGGAGAAAGAACTGGGCTTGCATAATTATTCTGCCATGCACCTGCTAAACCACTTTCCGACAATGCAGCTTTAGTAGTTCCATCCCACTTGTATGAAACCTTATTACGTCCAGCAGTAATATAAAGCGTCTTACCCCATGCAGCAAAAGAAGCGCCATGCTCAGAACCAACAGGAATAGCAAGGTCAGTAAAGTTAGAACCATTAGACCAATAAACACTACCATCCGTAACGTTATCACGACCAGTGCTAAGAAGAACATAATGAGCATCACCATAAAAAGCAAACATATTCTCAGGATACCAATGCGCAGAAATACCCGAGGTATTAATACGACGCATAGCGCCACGAGAAAACACACCACCACGAGGGTCAATCTCAACATTCAACATACGAGGAGACTCATTAGGACCCAACTGAAACTGGTCAGCTCTAAGATTCAAACCACCAGTAAAATCATCCTGGCGTACAACTTGCATACCAGCCATTATTGCCCCAGGGTACGACCCATAGATTCAAGCCAATACTTAGACGACGGACGAACATAACCACGTGACAAAATCATAGGACGATGAGAAGGAGGACGCATCAACTCTGTCTTCGCCAAAGCAACAGCCTCATCAAAAGACTGCTTATACTGTGCAGTCATCTCAGAATCTTCCTGACGCCTATAAGCTTGAGAAATAGCATAGTAAGCAAGAGCTGTATGAAAACGATAATCCAAATCAGGCTCTAAAGAAGTGTCCGTAACCCAAGTATAACTAGGTTTACGATAACCACGAACAGATAAAGGATAAACAGTATCGGGCTTTGGATAAAGCTTGATAGTGTCACCCCACTCCGCATAAAACAACGGACGAGTAGGAACGTCAAAAGAACCATGCCACAAAGCTTCAGCATCATCAATAGAAGTAATATTTAAACGATTGCCAGCTGAACTATTATCAAGAATAGAAACTACTTCTCGTAAGTTTCCAGCACCAATAGAACTAATAGGATAATCCCGCTGACCAGCGGTAGTAGATAAGGAGTAACTTGATTCATAAAAAGGCCAACGACGCTCCAAATTAACAATACGGTCAAAACCATCACGCATGAACTGCCGAACAAGGGCAGCAGGAAGGTCGACCTCATCGAGGTCCATCACATCCCGAACAAATTGTGTAAGCTCAGCCGTAGTAGCCATTAAACTTCTTTCTTAGCCATTGAACGCAGATGACCTGCGCAATAATCTGTGCCCTTAGCTTTAGGGCCTTCACATGTATCCTCATTAGCAACACAACGGTTGCGCCCAATATAGGGCGCACCCGCTGGTGCCAGGCGACTCCCCGGGGCTTCCCCCGCAGGTCGGATACCTTTAACTGGTTCACCATATAGGGTGTGTGCAAGTTGTTTACTCATACCCTATACGGCGATTCGTTACTTTTTCTTGTAAGCTTTCTTAACAGCAACCTTTTTACCTTGCTTCTTAGCTTCGGCCTTGGCCTTAGCTATTCCGCTTGCGGTATAAGGAAACTCT